ATATGACACTGAAAAGTTTGGTCAATATTATAGACCATACGGTGTTAAAGCACCAGCAACTTCAACTCCTGCACCAACACCTACTCCAGCAGTAGCAGAACCGGTCACGGAAACAGTTGCACCAGTAGTTGCACCAGAACCAGTAGCAGTAGAAACAGCCCCGGTTACTCCAACAACTGAAGCGGCTCCTGAAACAGGATCAAAAGCAGAAGACATTCTTGCAATGATTAGAGCAAGACAACAAAAGTCTTAACAAACTTAGGGGGAGGAGACTCCCCCATGTTTTATGCAAACTGTATTTCTAGATAAGGATTTAGATAGGATTAACTATCAACAAGATACTATTGATATCTTTGTTCGAGACTGTTATCTTGATTTCAATCTGCTTTGGAAAAAAGCAACTGAATATCCTAACAAAAAATTTAATGTTACATGGCATCATGCCTATTTCGGAGAAACGCCACCTAACGTAAAAATAATTTGGGATATAGAAAAGCACTCATGCATTTATAAGACATACGATAAACTAACCACAGAAACATTTGAAAAAACTATAAAAGACACAGTCAGTTCATTCAACGGATCCATACATCATACCAGAACTTATTTGTGTATAGAATTACTTAAAAATAAAATGTGGAACAATAAATTTTGCACAAAAGCATTTACTGACACATCAGAAGTTTTGTCAAGATACCTTCCATTAGATTACCAAAACAGCATTGTAAAAATATTAGGACAAAAGAAAATTAAAACCTTTTTAGGCACAATACATGCAATTGAATATAATCAGGAGACTAGACATCAACATACAAAAAATTTCATGTTACTAAAGTCACGCATGGATAACACTTTAATAAACATTTCAACACCAGCACCCAACGGAACACATATTGATTCGCCTTGCCCAGATGAAAAATTAATTTTACCAATTGCGGCAAAATCAATATGGATTGCTTATGCTTGTAAAGGATACCATAAATTTGTAGAACAATTTTACGGATTTAAATTATTTGAGAAGACATTTGATTACTCATTTGATTCGGAACCTGACTTTTTTATTCGTTTACAAAAAATTATGTCTCAACTTTCAACAATACATAAGTTATCCTTACAAGATAAAATGGATATACACAACAAAAATTTAGATATTATGGAATACAATTACAATCATCTTACATCAGGTGACTGGATATCGCATTGTAAACAATCATGGCAAAAATATAATTTGACAAATAAAGCACAGGATCATATAATAGAAAAATAGGAGACACACATGGTAAAACCTTTCGACGTAACAAAGTTTAGAAAAAACATAACAAAAAGCATAGATGGATTAGGTATAGGATTCAACGATCCTACAGACTGGATATCTACAGGCAATCATGCATTAAATTATTTGATATCAGGAGATTTTTACAAAGGCATTCCGTTAGGCAAAGTAACAGTTTTCGCTGGTGAGTCTGGGTCAGGCAAATCCTATATTTGTTCAGGTAACATTATTAGAGAAGCACAAAAACAAGACATATTTGTTATACTTGTTGATTCAGAAAATGCACTAGATGAAGCATGGTTACAAGCAGTAGGGGTAGATACTTCGGAAGAAAAACTGCTCAGATTAGGTATGAGTATGATAGATGATGTTGCTAAAACAATATCAAACTTTATTAAGGAATACAAAACAGATTACGGTGATAAAGAACCAGAAGAAAGACCAAAAGTATTATTTGTGTTAGATTCATTAGGTATGATGATGACACCCACAGATGTTGATCAATTTAACAAAGGTGACATGAAAGGTGATTTAGGTCGAAAGCCTAAAGCATTAACGGCACTTGTAAGAAACTGTGTTAATATGTTTGGTTCACTAAATGTTGGTATGGTAGCAACTAATCACACATATGCATCACAAGATATGTTTGATCCCGATGATAAAATATCAGGTGGACAAGGTTTTGTATATGCTTCTAGTATTGTGGTGGCAATGAAGAAATTGAAACTAAAAGAAGATGAAGCCGGAAACAAAATATCAGATGTAAGAGGCATAAGAGCCGCTTGTAAAGTAATGAAAACAAGATTTGCAAAGCCGTTTGAAGGCGTACAAGTCAAAATTCCATATGAAACAGGCATGGATCCTTATTCTGGACTTGTTGATCTTTTCGAAAAGAAAGGCCTAATTACACAGCAAGGCAACAGATTGAAATATATAACAGCAGACGGTGAAGAAATGCTAGACTATCGCAAGGCATGGACCGGTGAAAAGTTAGATATTGTAATGCAAGAGGTAAGTAACCAAGTTGCTGTCGCTGATGAACACGCAACGCCGGAAATAAATTTAGAGGAAGAAGCAATACAAGATGGAGATACAGATGCTAATTGATATGTGGGGCCTTATGAAGGCATATGTTAGTGTTAAAGAAAGAGATATTGTTGCATCTAAATTTGTTGATATTGCTTTAGACAACGGTGTATCAGACAGTGAATTGAAAGAACTAATTGGCATGGATGATGAACTAGATGAAGCAGTGCGTGAGATACTGGCTGAAGACGATGGTGAAGCCGATTATGATTACAGTGATGATTACGCCGGCGAAATATCAGATGATTATTAATGGCAAATTGGTTTTCCATAGTCAGTTCAGATATCTCTAAGATTCCTGATGCAATACTACATTATGAAGCAGAGTTGGACAAGGCGGCCGCAGAAGTTAAACTTCACGGGAACTTAGAAAAACAGTCTGCATCAATGCCGGGAGTAGTCGAAGAACGATTTAGGCAACTACAAGAAGTTGAAGGTATACTAAAACATTTAGAAATACAACATCGCAGACTAAGAACAAAACATTATAGAAAATATTTAGAAAATTATCAACGTGCTCTCACTTCACGTGATGCTGAAAAGTATGCAGAAGGTGAAGATGAAGTGTGTGATTATGAAGCAATAGTAAATGAATGGGCATTATTAAGAAACAAATGGCTGGGAGTCATTAAGGCACTTGATCAAAAACAATGGCATATAACTAATATTGTAAAACTTAGAGTAGCAGGAATGGAAGATGCCAATCTATAAAGAAGTACATTTAGAAACAGATTTTGATTTTATATTGTCGCAAGATTATGATACGCATTATGGATCTTGCATAGCACACCAAGTACATGAATTGAAAGATATACATGACAGATTTGGTGGAATGCCTGACACTTATAATGATAACAATACACAAATAAGTCAATTATGGTTTGAAGATGGACAACTAGATTTTACTGACATAAGCAAACAACTAGGAATAGATATTGTAACGGTAAGTGCAATAAGATTGAAACCAGGTAATACTATTCCTTTACATAGAGATACCTTTTACAAAATTAAAACACAGTTTCCAGATGATGAAAGACCAAGAGTACGTGCAAACATAAACTTGGAAAACTGGAAAACTGGACATATCATCCAATATGATGACAAAGTTATTACTGGATGGAAACAAGGTGATGGACATCTTTGGGATTCAGGAATAGAACATCTAGGAGCAAACTGTGGAATGGAATCAAAGTTTAGTCTACAAGTTTCCGGATTTTTAATTTAAAAATTTTAGTCTTTTTGATAAGTCAGGATAGTAAGATTTAGCCGGACTGCATACGTCTCCGTTATTTTCAGGTAGTTGATCCATTAACAAAATTCCTAAAGCACAATCTTCTGGTATCATGTTATAATGATACCCTGTACGTCTAAACACAGGTTGAGCAGTCCATTTATTCCATAAGTTGTAATCACGGCCGTCATGCCTAGATGATAAAAGCCACTCATATAAATCTGTGTTATCTGTTAGTACCGCACCACCTTTGCCTATTTTAAGTTGTTTTTGCCATTGAAAACTAAGGCACATATCATAATTGTCTAGATACATTCCGGCTGTAAATCTAGTTGCCGCATCTAACAGAGCGGTATCTCCTAACTGATATATTCCACTCCAATCTTCATCGGTCCAATCAAACTTGATGTTTAGGTTGTATAAGGTCATTGGGACAGAAACGTAAGTGTGTTTAGGACAAGTCATCTTCATATCAATGCCTTGTTCAAGATAATATCTTAAACATAGTTCTAATGCGTGAGTGTCAGAGTCTACAACAACACACATAGGAGCATTGGTATAGGCACAAATTTTTCGTTCGAACATATGGATTACATCGAATGGATCTTCGAACATATATCCTGCTTGTCGTAGTTGATCTAATTCTGTACGCACATAATTAATTATTCATAATTAAGTGTATGAAAGTTTATGTTGGATATGATACCA